AGGATGCGGCATTGAGTGCACTTACATCGTCATCAGCAACCAAGCTTAAGACATGATCACGTTCCATTTCTTTGTAAAGCGCCCATTCTTTGGGATTCATTTCTACCGTGATTACATTCTCGATACGTTCTGGCAATGTTAGGTAGTCTTTAGCTTTTAAACTCATACAGATATCTTGCATCTTATGGAATATCGCAGTATCGCCGCCGGGCAGTAACCGGTAGCTATACACGATATGCCCATTTGTTTTATCTGGCGTAAAATACCTGGTGCGATACTCAGTCAAGGTCCTGCCTAATCGTTTACCGCCATCTAATAGATACATCTGCGCCCACACATCCATTAATGTATTCGGTGCCGGCGTGCCTGTTAGAATCACTACTCGTTTGAAGAAAGGCCTCATCTTACGCATAGCCTTAAACCGTTTAGCCTGCGGATTCTTAAAGGATGAACTTTCATCGATAACAAGCATGTCAAAAGGGAACGACTTCTTGCGATAGTATTCATACAACCATTGCACATTCTCACGATTCATCACATAGATATCAGAATCGCTTTCAAGGGCTCTGATGCGGTCCTTTTCAGGTCCTAGCACAGATGCTATCTTCAAACAGCTTGTTTCATTCCATTTGTTAGCCTCTTGCATCCAGGTCGATTCGGCTACTTTCTTAGGTGCGATAAGCAGCACTTTCTTAATATCGAATTGATCATACATTAACTGCTCGATAGCAATTAATGTAGAAACGGTCTTGCCCAATCCCATATCAAGTAACAGCCCATAGTGTGTATGGTCAATGATTCTTTGAATTGCTATCTTTTGATATTCGTGTGGATGAAAGTCCATAAATCGCCCTTCTTATGTCATCAACAAACAATGTAGCCCCTAACTTACCGGTAACTACGGAAACACTGGCGCCCAGCTTTCGCATCCGTTCTATCTGCACGCGTTGATTGGGCCTTAATCGCCCTTTCTCGTCCTTCAGTTCAGCGAACACGACTAGGCCACCCGGTAAGATTATAATTCTGTCCGGCACGCCATCATTTCCCGGCGATACGAATTTCATATATATGCACCCCAGATTTTTAAGCTGCTTTCCCAACCAACGCTCGATGTCTTTTTCCATGTTCTCACCTCGTTATCAATAAATAATCGGCAACAGGCCTCAGCCTATATAAAATCTGGCTTCATCGGGGTTGTGTTGCCGATGTTTTGTTTTTTTTTCTCATATATATATATACGCGTATTCGCGTTTTTCACGTGTATACGTATACAAGCACTTATTCATATATTTATTATTTTTAATTAACAGTAAATAATAGAAAACATCGGCAACAAATTGTATTTAAGATAGATAACAACTACGCCAAACGTGTTGCCGATTTTGTTGCCACATGTGTTGCCGTTGCCGATTTTTTAACTTATATCAAAGTTCATCGATGTATAGGCGTGTATAAAAATTATTTCGATAAACATCAATATATGAAAATTACCTAATCGGCAACAAAAATCGGCAACACGATTATTTACGATTTTTAGCTATCGTTTTAGCCTTATTTTGAAGAGTGCTCGCATCCCTAATAAACGCTCTTTGAACGCCATACATCTTTCCAAATCGCATTTTACCAACGCTCTTTGAATAAGGGCTCCACCCTTTTATGGATTGCAAGATATCAATGATTTCTCTCGCCTTTGCGTTCTGCAGGTTCTTCCTGTCCCCCTCCATCACTTCACACCATATCTCAAGGGCACACACCCGCTCCCGCTGCACTGAACCACAATGATCGTCATCGCCATAGTTCCTGATATAATCGCGTCTATCAAAGATATCTAGCGACTCCCAATCTTCAGGTAATAACATCTCAAGATATTCTTCAATGAGTCCTACGAGTTCACCACCTTCTGTGTGTGATAATTGGATTCTTAAGGCTTCTTCCTCAAGGTCTCCCTCGAGTACTAACGATTCACCATTAGACCAGTAATAGTAAGCCTCCGCCCATAATTGGTCGATGTCATCTTGCGTTATGTCCCAGGCGTTTTTCGTCTTACGATCTTTGTCGCCTGTGATTGGCCAGAATCGGCGGTTACCTGTACGGTCTTTAAGGAACATCAAATTATTCGTGGAACCAGCGAATACACACTGGCGAGGGTACTCTTCGGTACGTCTCCCATAAGGAGAGCGGAACCGGTCAGAGGTACGGCTGATAAAGGCTTTTACAATTTCATTATCATTCTTATACGTTGGCGCGAGTTCCGCGAGTTCATTAATCCAAGAGCCCTGAATTTGTTCGAGGGCATCTTTTGTCTTAATATCAACCAACGAATTATTGAACCATTTACGGCCTAATCGATCCAGGATTAACGATTTACCAAGGCCTTGAGAGCCATATAATACAATCGCTGTATCGAACTTGATACCCGGCACCATGACACGTGCTACAGCGCCGCACATCCATTTGCAAGTAACGGCCCTGATATATTCGGTATCCTCTGCGCCGATGTAGTCGATGAAGAGCGTGTCAACTCTACATTCACCGTCCCAGGTTAGCCCTGTTAGGTACTCACGCACAGGATGGAATTTGTTAGCTTGTGTTACTTCCTGAAGAGCATCATCGATAATGCCTTTACCCTTAATTAGGTATTTCGTAGCGAAGTAATTACGTAAGCACGCATCGTCTGTATCAGTCCAGTACGGTGTTTCATCTTTACCGCGCCACGGCAAATCATCAATGACCACTAAGCGGTGCGCGAATTCGTCAAGACGGATTTTACCTTTTAACGCCGGGTCGTATTTAAGAACGATTAAGCAGTTGAATACATCGGACTCTGGTGTACCACGGCGGTCACGTTTAAGTTTTTCGAGAAAGTCTTCATCCTCGTCCGTGATATCTTCAAACTCCATATCAGCCATACGCTCCTTATCGAGCAGTACAGGCGCGGCGCCGTCTTCATTAACAAAATCAAGCATTGCCTTATAGCTCGGTAGGTCTGTTACTTTGGTGCGCGGATCAGCGTCAGCATCTTCGGCACCAAATAAGTGGATGCGAACAAGGTCAAACGCATTGACAAGCTTACCACTGATAGGGTCTGTCGCATGGTTCGAATAGGCAAACGTATCATTATCGTAAATAACAAGACCAGCTACTGAGCTGCCTTCGGTATACGTGTATCGGTCCTCGTGCTGCGTTGGTGCATAGACTTCAGGGAGAAACTTTTGAATAGCTTCTGTGATACTATAGCACCTACAAAAGGCGCCCAGTAATCCTTTTTTCTCTAATGGGTTACCTTGCTTTTTCGCTGCATCCAGCCTGATTTGAGATTCTTTACTTGATGTTGGCCAAAGGCTCGTATCACGCCAGTCCCTGTATGTACTTAAATACGTATCGACTGAAATAAGCTTACCTTCATTATGTTGGTATACATACTCAACATCTTTAGGGCAACTAGGCCAGTACATCAGACGTTCAGCCTGGTGCGTTGAGGAATCGAAAGATTCAATACCAATATCATCAGCAATGCGTCTTGATACAGCCTGGTACTCATCAGGGGTCATCACTCTATCGGTCGGAATGATGATGCGGTATCGAGGATTATCAGGGGTATGGCTGTGCGTACTGTATAGCACGTATTCCATATCGCCTAGTTCCAAATCAAGGTTT